CTGTAGATTTCATGGGTATGCGTAATGCGGCGAGTGCGGCCCGTGGAGCTACAATGGGTAAACCAATGGGGCGTGTAGCGGCGGGACTCGGTGCGGCGGGTAGTGCGATGGGCCTTGCGAACCAAGCGAGAAATAAACAGAAGATGGCCGCGAAGAAACCAGCGCCTAAAGCAGCGGGCGGTCAGTTACAAGCGCCTCCAACGTTTGGTGGACCCGGAGTATAGTAAGTGGCACCTGTAGAATGGAAACCTCATGCTAAACAAGAGGAATTTCTCCAACTGCCGCTTAGTATATTCGAGGGATTCTTCGGTGGAGCCGCTGGCCCCGGTAAGACCGAAACAATCCTTATGTATCCGTTGGTTCATGGGTGGTATCGTCATCCTAATTTCAAGGGCATTATACTTCGACGCACGTTTCCAGACCTTGAGCGCGAAATTATCTCACGAAGCCATGAGTATTTTCCCCTCACTGGTGCAGTCTACAACGAAAGTAAACATAGATGGCGGTGGCCGTGGGGAGCTATCTTACAATTTGGTCACGCAGAACACGAAAAATCTATTAAAAATTATGATGGTGTTGAGTATAATTACGTTGGTTGGGATGAGCTTACCCATTTCACCGAGTTCCAATATCTTTATCTATCTCTTGAGCGGTGCCGCAGTTCTGTTCCTGACCTTCCTGCTGTTGTTCGTAGTGGTAGTAACCCCGGTAATATTGGTCACTCGTGGGTTAGGAAAAGATTTGTCGAACCTGCTAGAGAAGGTTCAGTCATTATCCGTGAGAAGGTTAGGGATATTACAGGTCGTGAAGTAGAGAATAAACGAATCTTTATCCCGGCATTTGCAACTGATAATCCTACTCTATTAAAGAATGACCCGAACTATCTCGCCCGAATGGAAATGCTCCCCGAAGCAGAACGGAGAGCTAAGATATATGGAGACTGGTGGACTTTCGCAGGACAAGTATTTAGAGAGTTCCGTAATGAGCACTTTCCCGGCGAGCCGAGTAATGCAATTCATGTGGGACCACAGGTGTCAATTCCCGAATGGTGGCCCAGATTTTATCATTTGGATTGGGGAACAAGTGCCCACAGTATCGGCCTATGGGGTGCATTAGCTCCTAGCAAGAAGTTGTATGTTTATCGAGAATACGCAGAGAAAGATAAGAAGGTCTTCGACTGGGGCACTGATTTTAAATTATTGTCCCAAGGAGAAAACATTAGGACCGTCGGACTCTGCCACTCGGCTTTTGCTAATCGTGGAGATGAATATACACTGGCGCAGCAATTTAGTAAATACTCTGGCTTTAACCCATACAATTCCGGGCGAGACAGAATTGGCGGAAAGTCACTGGTTCACGAATTTCTACGTTGGGCACCACTTGAACGTATTAAATTACCTAGAGAGGATTTCAACCAACCTCTAGCTGAGAAGATTTTCAGGATATATGGTGAAGCCAAGTTCAAAGAATACATGGCGAACTTCGAGGATGAAGCACCAGAGGAAAATATTCCTAGGCTCTATATCTTTGAGACTTGTAAGAATCTTATAGAAACTATCCCACTCTGTGTATACGACGATAAAGATGTAGAGGACGTAGCAGAGTGGAACGGAGACGACGCATATGATTGTTTGCGTGGACTCCTAAAGATGTGTGACCATTACTTATCTGACGCTACGAGCAGTAGAGCCGGTGAAGAACGAGTCGCTCAGATAATAGAAAAGTTTCAAATCAACAATGACCAAACTGCATTCTATAGACAAATGGAATTACTCGAAGCTAAGTCCAAGCAATCTTCGTTTGGGGTTCGCCGTAATTCTCGTTTCCGTAACCAACCTGCTCAGAAAAGTAGCGGCTGGAATACGAGACGCATTCACTGATTCGCGACCTACTCGCGAAGATTTAATGCAGAAAGAGATTAACCGGCTAGAGGCGATGGTATTCGTAGAGCATAATCGTGGCAATGAATACTTGAGTATGCTCCATGAGACGCAATCTACCGTAAACGAGCTGATGGCTTTATTACATCCAAAGACGCGCTCCGCCGAAATTACTACTCGGCAGGAACCTATTGGGGGATTTGAGTCTCCCACGGCTAAGGCTGCGCGTTTATCGAAAGAATCATTCGACAAGTTCCAGAAGGCTAAGGCTAAGGTAACGGCATAATGGCTTCACCATTTGACGAACCTCTACTTGAAGAATCTGAACCCGAAGCTCCAGTTTACGGAGAAACTGAGGGTGAAGATATGCAGCCATATCAGGTTGCAGAGCTAGAGGCCGCTGAAGCAGAGGAACCGTTACCCATTGAAGAACCTGAGCCAGAGCCAGAGGATACCGAGAAACGTGGGAAAAGTGGCTACCCCACTGATATTGAAGATGCTATCATTAAGCTAAACGATTACTTCGCTAACGAAGATGAATCAGTTAGATGGCAGATGCTAGCGTTCTGGAAGAAATTGGAGAATTACTTCAGTGGCCTTCAACGTATATTCTGGAATTATGAAGCCGAGGAATGGGGCAGGGTCGAGTCTAGTGAGATTGACCCGACGCAATACGATAAGATTGTCAATATCTACCGTGCCCACGGAGAGGCTATTATTGCGGCTCTCAGTATTAAACTTCCCCACGTTAATTTCTTTCCAGACGATGCGGACGTTACAGAGGATATTGACACAGCAAAGGCTTACTCCAAAATCGCCGAACTCGTTAGCAAGCATAATAACGGAATATTACTTTTCATCAAAGCTCTGTTTATATTATTTAATCAGGGTGTGGTAGCGGCATATATCTATAATCGGTCGAAGTCCGAGTATGGAGAGATAGATGTTCCTGAGTATGGGGAAGATGTAAATGTCAAAACTCATACGCTCTCCTGCCCAGTTTGTAGAGGATTCATTAGCCAGTCTCAGGAAAAAGTCCCCACCACGGGTGCTCCACAGCCGGGTATGCCCCCTAACGGTATACCGCCCGCTGGACCCGGACCTATGCAGCAACCACCCCAGTTTGGTGCGCCTCCAGATATGGGACCAGTTGCGCCAAATCCACTTGAACAACAAGCGCCTCCGCCAATGCAGGAAACGTCCAATGTAATACCATGTCCTAATTGTGGAGCCGAAGTAGAACCAGAGGATGACGTTACAGAAGAAACATTCCCTCAGATTACAGGATATAGCAAGCATCCAAAGTCTAGGGTAATCATAGATGTATTCGGTCCCATGTATGCTCAGATGCCCTTCTATGCGCGCAATCAGGAAATGATGCCGTATATCAGGTTAAGATTCGAGCAGCATGTTTCTGTATTACAGAGCATTTATGCGAATCTTGATGGCATTCCTACGGGTACTGACCATCAAAGTTTTGACCGAGAGATTAGAGCATATAATAATCTCGAAGATGCCTATAGCACGAATCTGGTTACTACAACGTGTGCGTGGTTTAGGCCGTGGAGTTTCCAAGTTCTTCAGGACAAAGACTTAGTCGAGAAGATGAAGTCTTACTTCCCCGATGGGGTTTACGCGGTTATTCTAAAAGACGTAGTAGCAGAGGCGCACAATGAATCGCTCGATGAACACTGGGAAATCTCTAAGAATCCGCTTGCGAATTTTATCCATGCTGACCCGTTGGGTAAGCCACTTGCTCCGTTACAAGAAATTAGAAACGAAATTAATGATTTGGCTCTTGAGACGTTTGAGCATAGCATACCAGAAACATTCGCTGACCCTGATGTTCTTGATTTTGGAAAATATGAGCAGTCTCAAGCGAAACCGGGGATGAAATATCCCGCTAAGAAGCCCATGAGTGGGACCATTAGCGAATCATTTTATACTGACAAGCCTGCTAGCATGTCAGATGAAATGACAGAATACCGTAAAGCAATAGACCAAGATGCACAGTTCGTCACCGGCTCATTCCCATCGATATATGGTGGGCCAGCTTCCGGCGGTAGTAAGACCGCTAAGGAATACTCAGAATCGCGCGCTATGGCGCTGCAACGGCTAAACACTACTTGGACTATGCTCAAGTATTGGTGGTCGGGAATAATGAGTAAGGCCGTGCCTCTGTATATTGAGGCTATGTCCGGTGACGAAAAGTTCGTGCAGAAAACTGGCTCTACCAACTATGTGAATGTCTGGATTAAACAGGCCGAGCTTAGTGGAAAGGTCGGCAACGTAGAGCCAGAGGCCGATGAAGAATTACCGCAGAGCTTCGCGCAGTATAAAGCGGTAATGATGGAAATTCTGACGCTGAATAACGAGCAGCTAAACTCTGCTATCTTTAACCCGGCGAACACACAGAATGTCGCTCGGGCGTTGGGTTGGCCGGACTTCCATATACCGGGTTCAGATGACCGC